CTATGGAATGGAATTACGAGGGATACATTGATTCTTATGGAGTACCTGTATTCAGTACTCCATCAAAACCAATAGAAGGACCACAGGGTGAAAAGATAAAAATAGGTGTAATAGAATACTGGGAGAACGAAGTAGAAGGATTAAAGCAAGATCAAGATGCTTTAAATGAATTTTATAGACAATTTCCACGTACTGAAAAACACGCTTTTAGAGATGAAACGAAGCAATCTTTATTTAATCTAACTAAAATATACGAGCAAATAGATTTTAATGAAGATATGCGTAATTCTATAAACGTTACGCAAGGATCATTTCAATGGGAAAATGGAGAAAAAGACACTAGAGTTATTTTTAGTCCAAATAAAAACGGTAGATTCTTGATTTCTTGGGTTCCACCATTGCATTTGCAAAATAGAAAATATAATAAAAACGGTGTATATTATCCTGGTAACGAACATATAGGTGCTTTTGGATGTGATCCATACGATATATCAGGTACAGTAGATAAAAGAGGTTCTAACGGATCTTTACACGGTTTAACAAAGTTTTCAATGGAAGATGCTCCACCAAATCATTTTTTCTTGGAATATATAGCAAGACCTCAAACAGCTGAAATATTCTTTGAAGATGTGCTTATGGCTTGTGCTTTTTATGGAATGCCAATATTAGCTGAAAATAATAAACCTCGTTTATTATATTATTTTAAAAAACGTGGCTATAGAGGTTTTGCGATGAATAGACCTGACAGAACAAGAAACAAGTTGTCAGTAACAGAGAGAGAGATAGGTGGAATACCAAACTCAAGTGAAGATATAAAACAGGCACACGCAGCAGCAATAGAATCATATATCGAAACATTTGTTGGTTTAAAAGAAACTGGATATGGTGATATGTATTTTCAAAGAACTCTAGAAGACTGGGCTAAATTTAATATAAACAATAGAACATCTCACGATGCTTCTATTAGCTCTGGTTTAGCTTTAATGGCTTGTAATAAACATAGATACACACCAAATAATATAAGAAAAAGAGAACCTGTCGATTTAGGTATAAAAAGATATGACAATAGAGGTTACACATCAAAAATAATAAGTTAAATGAACGTTTACACTAATAACAACAGTTCTTTTCCTAGTCAAGTAGTAAGTAACGAAGAAAAAGGCACTATTGAATATGGAAAGCAAGTTGCTCAAGCTATAGAGTATGAGTGGTTTAGACAAGGCAGAACTAATGGTAATAGATATTTAACTAACTGGAATAATTTCCATAATTTAAGACTATATGCTCGAGGCGAGCAATCTATACAAAAATATAAAGATGAATTATCTATTAATGGTGATTTATCTTATCTTAATTTAGACTGGAAGCCAGTGCCAATTTTATCTAAATTTGTAGATATTGTTGTTAATGGTATATCTCAAAAGTCTTATGATATTAAAGCTTACGCTCAAGACCCGCAGTCTGTAAAGAAAAGAACTGAATACGCTTCTAGACTTTACGAAGATATGGTGGCTAAAGATTATATAGAAAATGTTAATCAAACTCTTGGTATTAATTTATATCAATCACCTGATCCAACAACTATACCAGAATCTAAAGAAGAGCTAGAGCTTAAAATGCAATTAAGCTATAAGCAGTCAATTGAAATAGCTGAAGAAGAAAGCATATCTACGGTTTTTGCTCAAAACAAATATGATTTAGTTAGACGCAGGCTTAATATGGATTTAACTGTATTAGGTATTGCTGCGGCTAAAACTAGTTTTAACACGGCTGAAGGCATTAAGGTTGATTATGTAGATCCTGCTTATATGGTTTATTCTTACACAGAAGATCCTAACTTTGAAGACATATATTATGTCGGTGAAGTAAAAGCTATTACTATACCAGAGCTTAAAAAAGAGTTTCCACATATATCTGAAGAAGAGTTAAAACGCATTCAAAATATGCCTGGAAATAGATCGTATATAACTGGTTGGGGTGATTACGATGAAAACACTGTTCAGGTAATGTATTTTGATTACAAAACATATCACAATCAAGTATTTAAAATAAAGCAGACTGATCAAGGATTGATGAAAGCTATTGAAAAGCCAGATACGTTTAATCCGCCAGAAAATGATAATTTTGAAAGAGTTTCTAGAACCATAGAAGTTCTTTACAATGGTGCAGTCGTTTTAGGAACAGACACAATGCTAAAATGGGAGTTGGCTGAAAATATGTCAAGACCTTACGCTGATACTACTAAAGTAGCTATGAATTATGCTATTTGTGCGCCGAGAATTTATAAAGGTAGAATAGAGTCTGTTGTTAGTAAATGTGTTGGTTTTGCTGATATGATACAGATAACGCATTTAAAACTACAGCAAGTTCTTTCAAGAATGGTGCCAGATGGTGTATATCTTGATATGGACGGTTTGGCAGAAGTTGATTTAGGCAATGGAACAAACTACAATCCAGCTGAAGCACTTAATATGTATTTTCAAACTGGTAGTATTGTTGGTAGATCACTAACGCAAGACGGCGATCTTAACCACGGTAAAGTACCTATTCAAGAGCTTAACAGTTCTAGTGGTGGTGGTAAAATACAAAGTTTAATAACCACGTATCAATATTATCTGCAAATGATACGTGATGTAACAGGATTAAACGAAGCTAGAGATGGTAGTACTCCGGATAAAAACACTTTAGTAGGTTTGCAAAAGTTAGCTGCTAACGCGTCTAATGTAGCTACTAGACATATTGTTCAGTCTAGCTTATATTTAACTCTTAAAATAGCTGAAAATGTTTCTCTTAAAATAGCTGACGCTCTTCGTTTCCCATTAACAAGAGCATCGTTACAAAACTCTATATCTACTTATAATATAAAATCACTGGATGAAGTTATAGATTTAAATCTTCATGATTTTGGTATATTTTTAGAGTTAGAACCTGACGAAGAAGAAAGAGCTCAATTAGAACAAAATATACAAGTAGCTTTACAGTCTGGCGGTATTGATCTAGAAGATGCTATTGATATACGTCAAATTAAAAATCTTAAGTTAGCTAACCAAATGCTAAAGATTAAGCGTAAGGTTAAAATGGAAAGAGATCAAAAAGCGCAGCAAGCAAATATTGCCGCTCAGGCTGACGCTCAAGCTCAAACAGCTGAAAGAACAGCTATGGCAGAAGTTCAAAAGCAAGAAGCTATCGCGTCAACAAAGGTTGATATTGAAAAAGCTAAACAAGAAATGGAACTTCAAAAAATGCAACAAGCATCTCAATTAAAGCAAGCTGAAATGGAAAGACAGTTTCAGTACGATATGCAACTTAAGCAAATGGATGTTCAAATTCAAAAAAGCAAAGAGCAGTTTATAGAAGATAGAAAAGATAAAAGAACTAAAATACAAGCAACACAACAAAGTGAAATGATAAGCCAAAGAAAAAACGATGGTTTACCAATAGACTTTGAAAACGAACCAGATCAAGGTTTAGGAGCATTTATGTAATGCTATAACATTTTTTTAAATTATATTATATTATGTCAACAGAAGTAAAACAAGAAGGTGAGTTTACCTTAAAAAGTAGAAAGAAAACTACACCTAAAAAATTAAACAAAAAAGAGGAAGTAACTAAAGTAGATTTAACAAAACCAGAAGCTCAGGGAGAAGTGATCCCTGATGTTGTTAAAGTTGAAATACCTAAAGAAGATGCCGTTCAAACACAAAAGACAAATGATAGCGATGCTATTGTCGAAAAACCCGAAGACAGTAGCAACAGCGAAGCAGTGGTTGAAGAAGTACGGACCACCGAAGAAGCAGTAGAAGCTCCAATAGAAATTATTGAAGAAGTAGCTGAAGTAGAGCAAGAGCTTAAAGAAGCGGTTAGAGATGAAAAGGTATTAGGTAAAAAGTTACCTGAAAATATAGAAAAACTAGTTTCTTTCATGGAAGATACTGGTGGTAGCGTAGAAGACTACGTTAGATTAAATGCTGATTACTCTAGCATAGACGATAATACATTGTTAAAAGAGTATTATAAAAAAGAAAAACCATATCTTGATAATTCAGATATTGATTTATTGTTAGAAGATTTTCAATACGATGAAGATTTAGATGAAGATAAAGATATACGCAAGAAAAAACTTGCGTTTAAAGAAGAAGTTGCAAAAGCCAGACGCTTTTTAAACGAGACTAAGGAAAAATATTACGCTGATATCAAGTTGAAATCAAATGTAAATCCTGACGCTCAGAAAGCCATGGACTTTTTCAATCGATATAACAAGCAGCAAGAACAAGCTGAACAACAGCGTTCTTTATTTCAAGAAAATACTAAAAAACTTTTCACTGAAAATTTCGAAGGTTTCGATATTAACGTAGGTGATAAGAAATATAGGTATAAAATTCAAAATACTGAAGCTGTTGCTGATAAACAATCAGACATTAACAACTTAATCGGGAAGTTCCTTGATAAAAATGGATCTGTTAGTGACTATAAAGGTTATCACAAGGCGATGTATGCTGCTGAAAACGTAGATCGTATAGCTGCACATTTTTACGAACAAGGCAAAGCTGATGCTGTTAAAGATGTTATTGATAATTCAAAAAACATTAGTGACACCAAAGCTAGAGCTTCTAGTAACGGGGATGTGTTTTTAAATGGCTTCAAAGTTAAAGCTATTAGTGGTGCTGATTCTACAAAACTAAAAGTAAAAACAAAAAAATTTAACTAAAAAATTAAAAAATTATGGCTTTAAGTCCTACATTTGGTTCTATTAAACCAAGTCAAAAACAACAATTAAACGATAGCAACTGGCTAAAGTTTAATGACGGTACTGCCGCTGGAGACACTGATACATTTGCTCAGCAGTATTTACCAGAAATTTATGAACAAGAAGTAGAGCGTTACGGAAACCGTACGTTATCTGGATTCTTAAGAATGGTTGGCGCCGAAATGCCAATGACATCTGATCAAGTAATTTGGTCTGAGCAAAACAGACTACACGTTGCTTACAACAATGTTTCTAATGATTTGACTGATACACTAACTTTTACAGTAGGTGGTTCTGGTGACACTTTTGTTGAAAATGTTATTTCTGCAGGTGATACTATTGTTATTTTAGATGATACAAACAATGCTGACGTAAAAGCTGTTGTAACTGCTTCTAGTCAAGCTGGAGCAACTGCTACTGTAGTTGTAGCTCCTTATGGCGTTGAAGATTTGTCTGGAGTTGCTGCTACTGGATTAAAAATCTTTGTATACGGTTCTGAATACTCTAAAGGAGTTTCTATTACAAACTCTACAGGTTTAGCTGATACTACTGGAAAAAGAAGTATCACTCCCTCTTTCACTCAATACTCTAACTCACCTATCATTATCAGAGATAAATACGTTGTTAACGGATCTGATATGGCTCAAATCGGTTGGGTTGAAGTTGCTACTGAAGATGGAACTTCTGGATACTTATGGTATTTGAAAGCTGAGTCTGAAACTCGTTTACGTTTCGAAGATTATTTAGAAATGTCCGTAGTTGAAGGTGAATTAGCTGATTCTACTGTTGGTGCTTCTGGTGACGCTGCTTATCAAGCTGGTTACAAAGGTACTCAAGGTTTATTTGCTGCTATTAAAGATCGCGGTAACGTAAACACTGGATTCACAGCTGCAACTGGTTTAGCTGCTTTTGACGCTATTCTTAAAAATCTAGACACTCAAGGTGCTATTGAAGAAAATATGCTTTTCTTAAATCGCCAAACTGCGTTAGATTTTGACGATATGCTTGCTGATTTATCTGCTGGAGCAAACGGTGGTACTGCTTATGGATTATTTGAAAACTCTGAAGAAATGGCATTGAACTTAGGTTTCACTGGTTTCCGTAGAGGATCTTATGATTTCTATAAAACAGACTGGAAATACTTAAACGATGCTTCTACGCGTGGTGCTTATGATACTTTGACAGCTAGTGTTGAAGGTGTTTTAGTGCCTGCTGGAACTTCTACAGTTTACGATCAAATTCTAGGAACTAACATCCGTCGCCCATTCTTGCACGTTCGTTACAGAGCTTCACAAGCTGACGATCGTAGAATGAAGCAGTGGTTAACTGGCTCTGCTGGAGGTGCTTTCACATCTGATTTAGATGCTATGGAAGTAAACTTCCTATCTGAAAGATGTCTTTGTGTACAAGGTGCTAACAACTTTGTATTGTTCCAAGGAGCATAATTCAAAACTTAAAATTCTTGGGGTTACCATTTCGGTAACCTCAGGATTTTTATTATTAACTATTTAATTTTATTATATCATGGCTAAAAAAGCTAAAGCAGAAGAAACAATTGAGGTTGCACCTCAAGAAGTAGCGGTAAAAGCCGCACCAAAAAAAGTTGAAAAACCAAGTAAACCAGAGTGGGAAATAAAAGATAGAACTTATTTCTTAAAAGGTAAAAAAACGCCTTTAACACACACCATAAATTCTAGGCACACGTCTAAACATCCGTTGTTGTGGTTTGATGAAAAAACCGGTGAACAGCATGAAATAAGATACGCAACAAACCAAACTTCTCCTCTTAAAACATATCAAAAAGGTGAAGCTACTCTTGGTCATATTATCTTTAAAAACGGAAGTTTATTTGTACCTAAACAAAAACAAAATTTACAAAAATTATTATCTATATATCACCCAGCTAAAAATAAACTATATACAGAGCATAATCCTGTAGTTATAGCTGAAGACCAATTAAGCATGTTAGATATGCAAATTGATGCTTTAAATTTAGCGCGAGAAATGGATATTGATTTTGCAGAAGCAATACTTAGAGTAGAATTAGGTTCAGCTGTAACTAAAATGAGTTCAAAAGAACTTAAAAGAGATTTGTTATTGTTTGCTAAAAATAACCCAAAATTATTTATAGAACTAGCAAATGATGATAATGTTCAACTTAGGAATTTTGCTATTAGAGCGTCTGAGGCTGGAATTATCAAACTATCTCAGGACCAAAGAACATTTACGTGGGGAGCAAATGATAGAAAACTAATGAATGTACCATTTGATGAAAACCCATACTCAGCTTTTGCTGCTTTTCTTAAAACAGACGAAGGTGTTGAAATCTATAAATCTATAGATAAAAAACTATAAAAACAAGTGATACTAATATGATGGGGACTACGAAAGTAGTCTCCACTATATTATAATAAAAATATAAAATGGCGGTAAACGTAAACACAGTATATCAAACAGTCTTGTATATATTAAACAAAGAACAAAGAGGTTATGCGCCACCAGATGAGTTTAATAGTATAGGTACTCAAGTGCAGCTTGAAATATTCAACTCTTATTTTCCAGATGGAAATCAAATAAATAGATTAAACCAAAATAATTCTCAAAACAGCACGGAATTTTTTAATATATTTGACAATTTATCTTATAAATTAACGCCTTTTATACAGGAAGTTAATTTTATTTTAGACTCAAATAATATTAGCTTTACTTATCCAGATGTAGATCCTATTACTCAATCTTTAAATTCTAGTATTTATTTAATTGGTGAAGTTATTTGCACATATAATGGAAATCCTACACAAAATTCACAAGCTCAAAAAACCACTAAAAAAGAATATACATTATTACATAACTCAAAACTAACCAGACCCACTGCTAAAAACCCTATATATTATAACTACAATAATAGCTTGAACACTTCCATAGAAACACCTAGTTACTCTATTATTGCTTCTCCAACTCCTGACTCTATAACGGTTAATACTATAAAATACCCAACACCACCTATATGGGGATTTACCGGTGGATCACAGGGTCAATATATATATAATCAATCTAGCTCTACAAATTTTAGTTTAGACAGCTCTGAACAAACAAATATAGTTATAGGTATATTAAAGTACTTAGGCGTTGTTATTAATGATCCAACAATAATACAAGCAGCTGCTCAAGAAGCTGCGAAAGTTGAAGCTAACGAAAAATCTTAAATAAATGAGTTTAGTTACAGAAACAAACCAACAATATTATCAAGGCGCTCAAGGCTTTAGAGGGAACTCTGATGGAGATGCTGGTCAAGTGTTCACTACTACATTTAATACAGATTTAGTTTTAGGCAGCTATGATCCAAATGAAGTAGATTACACTTTAAATAATTTTAAGATATACACAAGCACTACGGGCTTACCTGGTTCTTGGAGCGAATACACTAGCGCTTATACATTGAGCAATAATGCTATAACAATAACAGATGCGTTAGCTGCTGATATATTTTTAGTTGTACAGCTTGAAAAGTTAGATGGTGGTAATTATGCTAACACCCAATCAGAAGAAGCTTTAGGTGATACAGTAGAAAATAATTACGGAGGATATAGTTATATAACGCTGAGTGATGCTATAGATAACTTCATGGTTGGTTATGTTGGTGATGGTAAAATAATTCAGACAGCTAAAAAATCTGATGTATTATTTTTTGCAAAAAGATCTTTACAGGAGTTTAGTTATGATACATTAAAAAGTATTAAGTCTCAAGAGCTAACAATACCACCTAGCTTAAATATAGTGCTACCACAAGACTACGTTAATTATGTTAAATTATCTTGGATAGACAAGTATGGCGTTAAAAGACCTATATTTCCTACAAATAATTTAACTACAATACCGTATAACACGCCTATTCAAGATAATAAAGGTATTCCTACTCAAGACAACTTTGGTGAAAACATAGAAGGAACTTCTTTGACAAAAGAAAGGTTTGATAGCATGAACATCGATGTTTTAAATAATAATTTTGACTTAGATGATTGGGCTTATTTTAGCGAAGCATATGGTTATAATGGTAACTGGAACTTAGGTCAATTCTACGGAACAGATCCTCAATATGCTAATATTAACGGTTATTTTACTATAGATGATAGAGAAGGTAAGATATCTTTTTCTAGTGACATGGTAGACAGACTAATTGTACTAGAATACATATCTGATGGTTTAGCTTATGATAAAGACACTAAAGTTCCTAAGCTAGCAGAAGAAGCACTATATGCCTCTATACTGCACTATATTGTATCCACAAGAGCTAATCAACCTGAGTATTTAGTTCAAAGACTTAGAAGAGATAAAAGCTCTAAACTTAGAAACGCAAAAATTAGATTATCAAATATAAAACTTACTGAAATAGTTCAAGTTATGAGAGGTAAGTCTAAATGGATAAAACACTAAAATTTAATGGCTAAATCTTTAAATACATTTTTAAAGTCCAAGATGAATCAAGACTTGGACGCTCGTCTAATGCCAAAAGGCACGTATAGAACAGCTAAAAACGTTCAAGTTAGCGCATCTGAAAGCCAAAACGCTGGATCTTTAGAAAACATACTAGGTAATACAGATATTTTAAATATACAAACTTTAACAGGGGTTAACAACTTGTATTGCATAGGACACTGTGTTAGTGACGAAACAAATGATATGTATTTATTTTTCACTGACTGGGACGGGTTGCTGGGAGGACAAAAGCCTTACTACTACGATCCATTAGATAATCATTTTATAATAAAATATAATACTTTATCACAGAATGCTAATATATTAGTTCAAGGAGCTTTTCTTAATTTTTCAAAAAAAAATCCAATACACGGTGTTAATGTTTTAGAAAATTTACTTTTTTGGACTGACAATAGAAATCAACCCAGAAAAATAAATATAGAAAAAGCTGTTTCAAATCCTAATTATTACAATACAGAAGATAAAATATCTGTAGCTAAATACAACCCTTACCAATGTATTGACTTGTTTGAAGAAAGCTATTTATCTACTAACGCTGGTGACTATGAATCATCAATGAAAGATGTAGTTTCTAAAAGCTACCCAAACGGTGGTTTTGGTAAAGTAAACTCAAGCGTTTCTGCGGGATCATTTACTGTTGACGTAAACTCTTTCAAAGGGGATATAGTCTTGCCAAGTGCTGAATACCCTTCAGCTGCAAAGATAGGTTACACAGATCCAGTTACAGGTGAAATACAAGTATTATCAGGTGCTACACTTAGCACAGCAACTTATGATTCAGCAACCGCTGTCTGGACTTTTGTTATTGTAGGAGCTTCTTTTCCAGACTTGACAACAATTAGTGACGTTGTGTTAAATCCAAATCCGTACTATAATCCAAAATTCGCTGGAGACCCTGATTTTTTAAAAGACAAATTTGTTAGATTTAGTTATAGATTTAAATACGAAGATAACGAGTACTCTTTACTAGCTCCTTTTACTCAATCAACTTTTATACCAGAACAAGACGGTTATTTTTTAAATGTAAAGAAAGATAACTTACAAGAAATAGAAGACCAAGACAACGCTTATAGAAGTACCATTGTTTCTTTTATGCAAAACAAGGTTAATAGTGTAAAATTAAATATACCTTTACCTTTTAAAAACTACAATTTAAAACAACAGCTCGGTATAGAAGAACTAGAAATATTATATAAAGAGTCAGATGGAACTTCTGTTAAGGTTATAGATAATATACCAATAATAGATATAGAAAATCACGCTGCTACAGTTACAGTTAATGGAGCTACTACTTCTAGCACAACTATAGCCATCGACAATATACTTGGTGGTGTTAAGATCGGAGCTTTAGTCACTGGCTTTGGCATAATAGGTAAGCCCGTAGTAACAGCTTTTGATCCTACAGATCCTAACAACCCATCTAGCGGTGGAGATATAACGGTAGATATAGCCCAAACTTTAGTAGATGATGTTATTTTAAATGTAAATAATCCAGATTATTTTGTTTTTGATTATCAGTCAAAAAAACCATATAAAACCTTACCAGAAGCTGATATAATTAGAGTTTATGACAAAGTCCCCGTTAAAGCTTTAGCTCAAGAAATAAGTGGTAATAGAGTTATATATGGTAATTTTCAAGATAAACACACACCGCCAGAATTTTTAAACTATAACGTTTCTGTTTCTCAAAAATCTAATTTTGATTTAAAAACAACAACAGCGCAAGTACAAGGAACTTTTACTGGAACTACTATAACTATAAAAGCTGGTTTAAACTTACCTAATGTTGGTGATTTTGTTACATTAATTTCTGGATCCGGTATAATACCAGAAAATACGCAGGTTGTTTCTATAACCGCTAGCGGCGGAAATTACATTGTAGTTTTAAGCGAAAGCGTTACAGCTTTAACAAATTCTAGTATTATTTTTTTCGAACCAGGTGCTGACACAACGCAAACCAGTAGTATTATAGAATACCCTAATCACAGCGTTAAAACTAATAGAAATTATCAAGTTGGAGTTGTTTTGTCAGATAGATATGGTAGAAGTTCTTCTGTAATTTTATCTAATAATAAAGACACTATAACTGTTAACGGCGTTAGTTATTCAGGTTCTACAATATACTCACCTTATATAGACCCATCAATTCCACCTTCTCAATGGCCAGGGGATTCAATAAAGCTTTTGTTTAATCAAGCTATATCTTCAGCTAGAAACTTTAATATTGGAACACCTGGAATATACAACGGAGACTCTACTTCTATTCAATACAATCCTTTGGGGTGGTATTCATATAAAATAGTAGTAAAACAAACAGAACAAGAGTATTATAACGTTTATCTACCTGGAATAATGGCTTCTTATCCTTCTAGTCAAACGCTAGAACTAGGTAGTACATCTCACGCTGTATTAATAAATGACAATATAAATAAAGTTCCTAGAGATTTAAGTGAAGTTGGTCCCGACCAAAAACAATTTAGAAGTTCTGTGCGATTGTTTGGAAGAGTTGAAAATACAAGTAATCCAATAATTCCATCGACAGACCTAGGCAGTAGTAATAAGCAGTATTATCCAGAAAGATTTAATGATGTAGTTTCTACTATATCTACTGTTAATGATTTGTTTGATTATAATCCTAGAGGAGACGACGCGCCTAGACCTGATTATTTTCCACAGTTTTATGACGTAGAGTCAAACCCTTTAATAGCTAGAATAAACACACATAGTAAAATAGGGCAAACATCAACCACCAATTACAACACGGTAAGCGTTAAAGCAGCTAAAAATAGTACTACAGATATAATACTTTTAAGTAGTTTGGTACCTGATCAATCAATCACTTCGACTATAACGGTTGGTGACAAGGTTTTAGGATCAGGATTTCCAGACGATTTGATTATTGAAACACCGGGTTTTACCGACAAACAACTAGCTTGGCCAATATCGCCAGCAACACTTACAACGCAAGCAGCCTCTATAAGCAATGAAATTGAAGTAAACTCTATCGGTGTTGGGGCTTCTTCAGCTGTAACAATAGGTGATCTAGTGGTCGATCCATCAAGCTCTACTACTATACCATCAGGGACAGTAATAACAGACATAACAACAGGTAGTACAAATCCAGTTTTAACACTAAGCAATACAGTAAGTATTGGCAATGGAGTTGCTTTAGAAATATATAATCCCCCTAGAATAAAGGTTAATAAACCGGTTACTGTAGTTTTTGACCAAAACATAAACATCGTAAGTAACGCAACGCCTGGCATACAGTATTTAGCTGTTTACGAAACAGAACCAGTTGAAAGCTTGTTGGATATATTTTGGGAGTCATCTACAACCGGTTTAATATCAGATTTAAACAATGCTGTTATAAATGCTTCTTCTGGAGCTGCTACTCTAAGCTCTCTTAATTCGTCTGCGTTTAGTGAAGGATTAGCTAATGGAGGTGAAATTTTTTCAGCGCCTTTTAACATATTAGACAATTTTGGTCAAATAGTACCAATATCAGATATACAAGAAACGTTATCTATAATAAATGTTTTTGACAATGAAGGTCAAGAAGTTTCTAGTTATTTTAATTTAATACAAATAGCTTCTAATAATATTTGGAACATTGAAATAACACAAGCTTATTTTGACACTATATTCTATAATTACTCTCCAAATACTAGAGTTTTTAACTTTTTGCTTAGAGCTACTGTTAATGATTTAGAAACTGATTTTACTTTTGAAGCGATTTTAAGTAATGTCGCGCCAACCATATCATTACCAACTCAGAATCAAACATTTAATGTAACTGCAAACACCTCCTTAATAACTACAATAACAGCTGAAAACGGAAGTGCTAATTCTAATTTATCTAGTATTTTCAACAACTCAGATTGTACAATAATATCTCAAACAAATTCAGCTGGAAACGACGTAGATTTCTTTATAATTCCTTACGAGTATACAGTTGACGGAAGTGGTAATGCTGTTTGGTCTTTATATAATAACGAACAAGGAACACTACCTGTAGATACTTATTATTTAACAATACAAGTTCAAGACGCTGGTGGAGTTAACGATGCTGATACCGTGGATATAATTTTGAACGGAGGAGTTACAGTAGGAGACGTTTATCAAAAAATAGTTTTAACTAGAGATTTAAATTTTCCACCTGATTCGCCAATACAGAGATCAGGTTCTACATATCCTAAAGCTTATCAGTTTGTAACATACTTTGAAGTAACTAGTGGGCCTCCAGAGTCTTTAGGTTGGTACATATTTAATGGGCCTTTTAGTGTTCCAAGTTGGCTCGCTATGATAGGTTCTTATAACTCTGGTCAAAACGGAAATTCACCTGTTGGTTACTCTAATACTTACAATCCAAATTTTAATTTAGTAAGTACATTAGCTGATGAAAATAATGTTTTGCAAATTGATTTTGCAAATAAAAATACAGATATACATCAACTAAAGTTTGGTACTACTGAAGAAGTCGCTTTCAACGAGTGGTACAATGGAGGTGGTAGTTCTCAAAGTTGTAGGTTTTCACAAATATATCCTTTTCCAAGTGGATATCCTTATGCTGTTGACGCTACTCCTGCTGAATGTAATTTTAATCCATTAGGAGCTCCGGGATATTGTGTGCCGGGTATGACAGCTAGAGTTTCTCCATATGCTGATAGCAATGGAACAATATTGGTAGCTAATGGTGGTGTTTTAGAAATAAGCGGTGCTAATGCTAGTCAATTTTGGCTTGATCAATACACTTGGGGTGTAGTAACTTAATAAAAAAATAAGTAATAATAATTAAATATGGGTGCTGTAATAGAGGTAAAATACTTTAACACATATATTCTGAATAAAACTAATAATAATTCAGAAATGCCAATATGGAATGGCTCTAGAGGAATACCTAATTCAATTGGAGGTTATGAAGTTGGGCCTAGTGGCATCGACGATAATGATTGGGTTATTGAAGAGTCTAGAATAAGAGGTGGTTATAATAACACTTCTGTAGATTTTGGAGTTAAAGCGTACTTAGTTGAAGATGATCCTAGGGCTTCTTTTTTAAGCAGTTCAATGATATACTCTGGTATATTTAACTCTAGAACAGGTATAAACGATACTAACGTTTTTTCTATAGGAGAAGACATAACTAAATCTGCTGATCCATCTAATGGCTCTATACAGAAACTTTACGCTTCTGATACTAACTTAAACGTATTTCAAGAATTAAAGGTTAGTAGAGCATTAATAGATAAAGACGCTATATACTCAGCAGAAGGCGGTGGAGCTGTTACTGCTAGTAATTTAGTTATAGGAGTTTTACAACCATATACTGGCGAGTATGGTATAAGTAAAAACCCAGAAAGTTTTGCTCAGTACGGATATAATATTTATTTTGCTGATAAAAATAAAAATGTTATTCTTGAGCTAGGTAGAAGTGGTTTAAATGAAATATCTTCATTTGGCATGAAAAACTTCTTTAGAACTAATTTGCAGTCTATAGACAGTTCTTTTTCTGAGGGTTATGTTACTGGTGGTTTTGATATACATAACAAGCAGTACGTTGTTTCTCTTAGAAAAAACCCAGTAAACAATTACGACGCAGAAAATTATCACACACTATCATACGATAGCGCTTACAATGGTTGGGTTAGTTTATTTGACTATCAACCAGAGCAAATGTTTAGCTTAAGAGATAATTTTTATAGTATAAATGGCGGAAAAGTATGGGAGCATTATAGATCAAATTCTAATTCAAATTCTACTGTTCCAAGATCTAGTTTTTATGGTATAAACAACGATAGTAGCGTAAGCTTTATTGTTAACGACAATCCAACAGTGTCTAAATCTTTTATGACTATAGGTTACGAAGGAAGTAACGGTTGGAAAATAAACAACTTAGGTATGTCTTCAGATCCAGTGGGTGATGATTTTTCAGTGTCTTTACAAGAGTGGAGACAAGTGTTTGATCAAAGCGCACAAATACCTAGCTATTATGAAGGAGAATATACTGTTGTACAGTCTAAAGCTATAGCTACAGCGGCTTCAACTACAACGACTGTAGTTTTAACAGGGCTATCTGGAACTCAGGGAATTAGCAGTGGTGTAATTATACCTGCAGGAGCTATTGTTAGTGGCGAAGGTGTTGACTCAGGAACTACAGTTGTCAATTATGATACAACTACAAAGGTTTTAACTACAAACCAAAACTTAAATATAACAATAAACACGCAACTATTTTTTAACTTATATGTAACTAGATCAAATTATAATGCTGTTTTTGGAACACCTAATCCATCATTTATAAATAAATATTATTCTGGTTTTAATAGAAAAGAAAACAAATATGTAGCTAACATAGTTAATAACTCAGGCTCTAGACAAGATGAGGTTATTTTTGGAAACTCTATATCTGGAATAAAAGGGTTTTACACTAACATAACTATGATTACAGATCAACTTACAAATCCTGGAGGGGAAAAACAACTTTTTAGTGTTAGCACAACTTATACTCAAAACAATGGATATTAATAATAAAAACAAAAAAATATGCCTTTAGGAGCAATAATAGGAGCAGGCGCTAGTATAGTAGGCGGCGTAATTGGCTCTATTTCCGCTGGAAAAGCTAAAAGAAGAGCGCAGGCAGAAGCTAGAAGAATACAGGCAAAATTAGACGGGTTAGAGAGAAATAGACAAGAAATCATAAATCCTTATGAAGGTTTTGAAAATTTAACTAGCACAATGTCTAATCCATTTGCTAATTTAGGTGTTGCTACTCAAGCTGCTGAGATGCAAGCTGAAGAAGCTGATATATCTTTAGCAAATACTTTAGATACACTTAGAGCTACAGGCGCTTCAGCCGGTGGAGCTACAGCTCTAGCTCAAGCAGCGCTTAGAAGTAAGAAGGGTGTTTCAGCTAGTATAGAACAGCAAGAAGCACAAAACGAAAAACTAAAAGCACAAGGCGAGCAGCAACTACAACAACAGAAAGTAGCTGAAGAAAGACGTATGCAACAGGCTAGTGCTGCTGGAAAACAATTTGTTTTTGGAGCTACAGAGCAAAGAGAACAACAGGTTTTAGATAGAACAGCTGCAATGCTAGGTCAACAACAACAAGCAGCGGCTCAAGCTAAAGCAGATCAAACATCGGCATTGACTGGTATGTTTGGAACCGTTGCTCAAGCTGGATTATCTGGAGCGTTTAACAAACCATAACAAAGATATGAGTAATAAAAATGTAATTACAAATCTTACTATAAAGCAAATGGCAGAAAGCAATGCTATGGGCTTTAATAAAGAGTATATAGCTAGATCATCTGATGTTAATTTTGATATTCTAGGTAAAGCTTTTAGAGATACAGGTAAGGTCTATGCTAAGCTTAAAATAGCTATAGAAGCAAATAACTGCATATCTGATTATTGCGAGTACGAAATAAACAAAGTAAAGCAACTAGATCAAGCGCCTCAAGCTGCTTTAGATTTTTTAGCTATGCTTATTTCTAATGTTGAGATAACAGAAGAGCCGAACTTTGATCCTAATAATAATTACGAGTACACTGTAGTTAACTCTATATTAAAAGAACGACCAGGTTTTTCTAAAACTGACGGTTATGATATTGCTTTACATTTGCTAGAAGATGGTACTCAAGATATTGTTTTCATTGGGCCAGCATTTGAAGAGCCGTTAGTTATAAATAACTCTTCATTAAACTCTTTAAACGAAGCAGGTACTACAATAGTAGCATCGACGCCTGATATAACTAAAAATATGGTTAAGCTATTAACAGAGGTTAATATATTTTCACCAGAAGATATTAACGAAGTTGGTCAATTAAAATCAGGTGCTAAAATAAAAGAAGAGTTTATACTTAAAACTGCAGACGGTAATTTCGATTACGAAATAATAGAAATAGGTAACGGTAAAGGTAGAAACATATTAAAATACGATATGGATAGAATAAAAAGAGTTTCTAATCCTTTCGTAGACGCCGAAATAGCCGCTACAATGGCTTCTGAGGAAGAAACTATAGCTGCTTGGAACGTTTACCTGTCTGAAGGTAAATACTGGTCTTATACAGAGGATTTACCATTAGATCAGTCTAAGCGAGATGAGTTTTCTAAAAAATATAAAGATTACTTTATGAATAATTATTTACTTCAGTTTACTAAAAATCAGTTACCAATTATACCTGAGGATGCTCAAGTATTTGATTTACAAGAAGCTAAAATGGCTAAAGCACAAGCGTTCATCGAAGCTAATAATCTATAAATTTAATTAAATGACATTACTAGAATACGTAGCATCTTTACAAGATCAAGGTTTATCTAGCGAAGAAATATTTGCTAAAGCTCAGGAGTTTAAAGAAAAAAACAAGACTGAAGAAGTTGAAGTAAAAACTATTGAAGCTCCTGAAGTTAAAGAAGTAAAGATAGAGGGTGTTGCGGAAACAACGGATGCAACTGTACCACCCAAAACACCGGATGCGTCCGAGACGCCATTTTCAGATGCAATTTATGGAGATGGAGATTCACAATATCAAGAAGGTGATTTTAATAAAATACATGAAAACGTTTTTGGTAAGTCTATAAAAGAATTTGAAAAACAACAAAAAAAATATAGACAAGACCAAATAAATTCTATACTAAAAGAGCATGAACCAGGAACACCAGAAAGAACTATAGCTTATTACCAACTAGAGTTAGCTCCAGATGAAACTATAAATAAAGATCTTTACAGTGCTTACGATAAGTATCAAAATGAGAAAAAAGAAGGAGAGCAATTTAGTGATTTTTTTACTAGGATTCAGCAAGAAGCTTTAGAGGTTGCTGAAAAACAAAGAAAAGAAAAAATAGCTAAAATGACAACAGCTGAACAAGCTGAAGCCGTTTTTATTAATAATATACCTATTCAGTTAGAGCAAGCTTGGGAAGGAACTAAAGCTGCTTTTACTAATTGGATTTCTAGTGTAGCAGGCAAAGACGCCGCTGATTTTTTAGTAGGAAAAATGCCAGATGAGTCTATAGTTTTTGTAGATCCAGAGACCAACGAAGAAGTTGATTTTAGTGAAAACCCAGAAAAGTGGAAAAAATTAAACACTAGAAATATGGGTACTGAAGAAATCAAAACAAAATACAAAGGTACTGATATTAACGTTGGTAAGTTTGCAGAAGATTATATAATAGAAAGATTTAAAGAGTCAGAGGAGCTTGGTAAGGGTATTATTGACGTTGGTAATATAGTTGATAAGTTTGACTTAGAAGATGGTGTTGATATAAAGTTTACTTCTGGTAGAGAGTTATTCGGTGGTATATTAAACGCCGTTGGTAGCACTGTATCTACAGTTATTCCAGCTGCATTAACTAGAGGAGCTTCTTTATTTCCTCAAGTAGCAGCACCTATGTATGTTGATTATAACGTGCAAAAAGCTAAGTCTTTATACGGTGACACTCCAGACGCTATAGATAAGCTTGTTCAAAATAACGAGGTTGAAGTTGTAACCCCTTTAGCTTTAGGCGGGATTGCGGTTGGTTTAGAATATGTTGGTTTTAAAGGCATAATGAAAAACCTGATAGGTAAAACAGGTCTACTTAAGCCGTTAACCACTATGGTTTTAACTCAAAACAAAGAGGGTTTAACTGAGGTTGGACAAGCTGTGACAGAAAAAGTTAACGAAGGTTTAGGTAAAGGTAAAAGTGTTACGGTCGCTTTAACCGATGCTATTACTGACCCTAGAAACGCCAAAGAATATCTCGAAAACTACATGATGGGTGTAATCGGTTCTGGAGTTATGACAGCACCTACATCGCTAGGTAGATCTGTAAATAGCGCTTTAATAACAGAAACTGAAGTTTTTAACAATGCTACTAAACTAATACAAGAAGTATCTAGCTTGCAATTACAAAAGTCTCAAAGTGGTAATAAAGCTTTTAAAGAAGCTATAGATTTACAGATACAAGAAAAAGAGCAGTCACTAAAAGATTTGTTAGAAAATACAAACAAACTAACAAACTTAATGACTAAAGAAGAGCAAAATGAAGTTTTAGATTTACTTAATCAAAAAAAGAAAAATAATGAAACTCTTATAGAGTTAAACGAGTCTTTATCAAAAGGTAAAATAACAGCTCAACAATATGGATCAGCCAAAGGCGGTGTATCAAGCAGTAATAAAGCTTTAACAAACAAGGTAGATAGAGTTTTAGCTAACGCAAACAAAAGATTAATTGAAGGTGAAGTTGCTATTGTAGAAGATTTAGCTGGTAAAGAAAATGTTCAAACGTTTGACACTATAGATGAATTTGTAGAAGCCACTGGACAAGACGGTGAAGTTGATGCTTTTATAAATGAAATTGGTAAGATATTTATAAACAAACAAAGAGCTGCAGAAGTAGGAGCTATAACAGCTGGATCGCATGAACTGCTGCATAGAATATTAAGATCTACTTTTCAAGCAGATACTAACGCAGCCTTAAAGCTAGTTGATAGTTTTAAAAATATATTAAGTGAAAAAGAAAAAGCCGTAGTAGATAAACGTATAGAGGAAAACTATAAAGACGCAACAGCTGAGGTAAAAGCTGAAGAATACTTAACTGCTTTTTCTGATGCTATAGGTAAAGGTGAAATTACTTACAAAGATAACTTGAAAGAAACCTTTATGCGTTTAGCCAAACCTATATTAGATATTTTTAGACCTAAAGGTTATTCTAAGTTAAACTTCGAAAGCGGTAGAGATGTTTATAATTTTATAAAAGATTATCAGAAAAACATCAAAAAAGGTAAAATATCAGAAAGAGCACAAAAACTTCAAGAGCTTGAAGAAGTTGATTTAGGTATTATTAAAAAGTCTGTAACTAACCGTGAAATAGCTTCTAATGAAGTTCAAAAAATATATGAAGATCAAGGCGTATCTGGCGCTATGGATATTATACAGAAGTTTAAGCCTATTACAAATAGAATCGTAGAAGCAAGAAGTCAAGCTCCTAATTTTGATCGTCAATTACTAACAGATGAAATAGAAACTGGACCAAGAGGTATACTTGATTTAATAATGGAATACAAGCAAGAATCAGGCGTGCCATTAGCCGCTTATATCAATAAGTTTTTACCAGCTAGGGCTATAGAAGCTTCACGTAGAGTTTTAGGTGAAGAGTTTACAGCAGATGTGACAGAAGCAAAAGGTGTTGTAGCTGAAGAAACTGCTGAAACCGTTGCAGAGGAAAAGCCAATAGCTAAAAAACCTACTGAAACAGTTGAGTTTTCTCAAGCTCAAGTAGAAAAAATAGGTGCTAAAGATAAAACTGAAGTTGAAACTAGAATAACAAAAGCTGCAAACGAGGCTTTTAAAGGTCAAGATATAAAAACTTTTGGACAAACTAGAAATGTGCCAAAAGCCGTAGCGGATATATATGCTGGTATGTTTGGTTTAAATCCTCAGACTATAACTGATAAAACTAGAAACTATCAGAAAACAGATGCTGAAGGATTAACAACAGCTAAACAGTTCTTACTTAAAAACGCTAATAACGATTTTGCTAGATTGCCTGAAACTAAAGATGGTTTTGGTAAAGGTACTTTTTTACCTAGAAACGTAATGAATGCGTTGTATACAGACGGTAAACTTACAGGTACTCTAAAAGATTATATGGATCTTATTAGACAAAAGCCTGTTAAACCAATATATAGAGATGCTGTAGGTCAAACAATACGTGGTTTATTAAACTTACACATTAGAAACCGCATGTTTGAAGACTTAGTAACTACTACACCAGAAAGATTACGCGGTGGCGCTAAGTTTAGTAAAACAACTGCGTACCAAAATCTTTTTCAAGCGTTACCTTTTGAACGAGTTAAAGATGACTTTAGTACTCTTAATAATTTTAGATGGGGCGCTATCTTACAAGCTACATTGAAAGGTAGTGGTGTTAGCCCTATTGATATGAAAACCCGAGAAGGTAGACAGAGATTTAAGGACTATGCTGTTTCAAGTGGTATGATATCTAAATTTCCTAAAGACTTTTGGAGATCTATGCAAGGAACTACTGAAAACCTTTTAAAAGATAAAACTAAAAAGTTTGGTGAAGCTGTAAAAGAAACCCGTGAGTTTGTAGAATCATTAGCAAAAGATCCTGATGTTGTTATTGATGAAAGTCAATTTAGAGAGTTCAAAGGTAATTTACCTTTTAAAAGTGTAAAAGAGGTAAATGAATGGATCGCTGAAACAGAAGCGAATGGAGGTGTTTTTGCTGAAGACTCTCAGTTGTTTAGCGACATGCTTAAAAAGGAAAATCCTACAGCTAAAAGACTTCCAATGGAAAAAGCTTTGAATGATCCAGCTTTTATAAAAAGACAGGAAAATTCAATAAATGGGTTAAAGAAAGTTTTTGAAATATTTCAAGACGCTATGAAAACACCAGAAGGTATAGCTTTTGTGGCGGCAATAATGTCTTCTAGTGGTGCTAGTCAAAATCATTTTATAAGAAAATCAGCACCTTGGAAATTTTATCAAAAAGGTTATTTAGATCAAGCTATAAGAGAAGAGCACACATTACCAGCTAGTTTAATAGGTAAATATCTTTTTATGTCTGCGTTAGGAGGTACAGTTTCTTCTGATTTTAAAAATGTAAAGAAAAACTTTTTTCAAGGAGCTTTACTAAAAACAAACGACGATAGACTAAAAGGTTTTAAACCAACTGGCGGGAGATATGATTATGTAGAATCTACTCCAGAAGGCTGGAAAATTACAGATAATATTTGGGCTAGATATTTTAATATAAATGTAGCTAATACAGAGGGTGGTATAAACCCTCAATCAATTATGCTGGCTAATAATAAGTCTGTTTTTGATTTATTTAATGTAACACCCAGCGGTTTAAAATTAAACGAACAAGGTGTTAAAGATTTGCCTAAAGTAGAAAAAGCACTAGATGAGGTTGTTCCTAAGTCAATGTATAGTAAAACAATTCCATCAGCTCAACAAAATATTTATAATCAAGGTATTTTAGATAGTGCTTTAAACAAAGCTAGACGCCCTGATGCTCCAGTTAAAAAGATTAGAGTATTTGACTTTGACGATACATTGGCTAGATCTAAAAGTCAAGTATTATACACTGTGCCAAATGTAGAAGGTGGGTTTAGTGAAGGTGCTACAAACTTAAAAGCTATATTTATGGTTGGTGGTCCTGGTGCTGGTAAAACAAATGTTGGTAAAGGACTGCAGCTTGGCAGACGTGGCTACAAAGTAGTTAATCAAGATATAGCACTAGAAGCTATGAAAGAAGAAGCTGGATTACCAGCTAAAGAATCTGATTATACAGCAGAGCAAAGATCTACTAGATCAAAGCTTGGTGCTGCTGCTAGAAAAGCCGCTGTAGCTAAGTTTGATAAATACGCTTCTGCAGGTAATGGTATGGTTATAGATGGAACAGGCGCTTCTTATAATGCCACTACTAAGAAAATAAAAGCTCTAGAAGATGCTGGTTTTGAAGTACATATGGTTGTAGCTACTACACCGCTTGAAACCGCAATTGAAAGAAACAGGGCTAGAACAGAAAGATCGCTACCTGATTTTGTTGTAGAAAAAACTTACGAAAGTGTTCAAGAAAGCTTAAAAAAATATAGAGAAGATTTTGGCGATCGTTTGTACGAGATTAATACAGAGACTATAGAATATGGTAAACCATTACCTAATGAGTTTTTACAGAAAGTTTACAATGGTATAAACAGAAATAAGGTTGGTAAAGTTGACGCAAGTAACTTCGCTACCGAGTATGATGTTTTAGAAAGTCAAGGCGCAGAGTTTGATTTTAGAGAGTTTAGTAGAGTAATTGAAGGTGAAAAAGGACCTTTGTTTAGCGTTGCTAAAAAAATAGCTGCAGCAAGAGGTACTGACGATATATTTATATTAACAGCAAGACCTGCTGATGCCGCTAAACCTATACAAGAGTTTATGAAAGCTAATGGTATTGATATACCTTTACAAAACATAACAGGTTTAGGTGATGGCACTGCAGCTGCAAAAGGTAGATGGATAGCTAGTAAAGCCGCTGAAGGTTATAATGACTTTTATTTTGCTGATGATGCTATTAAAAATGTTCAAGCTGTTAAAGATGTACTTAGCCAAGTTGATGTTAAATCAAAAGTACAACAAGCTAAGTTTAGTAAAACAAAAACATTTGATAAGGTTTTTAATGACATCATAGAGCAAAAAACAGGTATTGAATCTTATAAGCAATTTTCTGCTGCTAAAGCTAAAACTGTTGGTGCAAATAAAGGTAAGTTTACTTTCTTTACAACGCCATCTGCTGAAGACTTTTTAGGTTTACTTTATAAGACCTTAGGTAAAGGTAAAATTGGTGATGCTCAAATGGCTTTTTATAAGGAAAACTTGTTAGATCCATTTAACAGAGCTGAAATGGCTATATCACAAGCTAAAGTTGCAGCTGGTAGAGATTATAAAGCGTTAAAAAAGCAATTTAAAAACATACCAAAAACTTTGGAAAAAGAAACTGGTATTTCCAAATATTCATATCAACACGCTATTAGAACCTACATATGGGATAGTCAAGGACTAGAAGTTCCAGGACTTTCCAAGCGTGATCAAAAAAGATTAACAGACTTTATTAAAGCAGATCCAGAACTACAGGCGTTCGCTGATCAACTTATTACTATACAGAAAGGTAAACCATATCCAAAACCAGACAAAGACTGGACGGCAGGTAATATTACTACAGATGTTATATCAGGTATTAACAAAGTCAATAGAGCAGAGTATTTACAAGAGTGGCAAGAAAACGTAGATATTATATTCTCTAAAAAGAATATGAATAAACTTGAAGCTGCTTTTGGTGCTAAGTACGTTGAAGCATTGAAAGACTCGCTTAGAGCAATGAAGAGTGGTAGTAATAGACCGTTAGGCGGTGATAGAGTTTCTAACGAAATACTAGACTGGCTAAACAACTCTGTTGGTGCTATAATGTTCTTAAATACAAGATCTGCGGTATTACAGACTATATCTGCGGTAAACTTTATAAATTGGGGTGATAATAATATATTAAAGGCGGGTAAAGCATTTGCTAACCAAAAACAATTTTGGGGTGACTTCTTAACTCTTATGAACTCTGATTATTTACTTGAAAGACGAGACGGTCTTAAAATTAACGTGAGTGAATCTGAAATAGCCGATGCTGTTGAAGGTAGTAAAAATAAAGTTAATGCCGCTATATCATACTTGCTTAATAAAGGTTTTGTATTTACAAGATACGCAGATAGTTTTGCTATTGCTTCTGGTGGTGCTACATTTTATAGAAATAGAATAGAATCTTTAGTTGAACAAGGCATGGACAGAAAGCTAGCAGAGCAACAAGCTTTTGAAGACTTTAGATTAATAGCTGAAGAAAACCAGCAATCAAGTAGTCCAATGCGTATTAGTCAACAACAAAGATCTTTGATAGGTCGTATTGTACTTCAATTTGGCAACACTCAACTTCAGTATGTACGTATACAGAAAAGAGCTGTACAAGATCTAGTTGACGGTAGAGGCGATTGGAGAGCTAATATATCTAAAATAGTTTATTACGGTGCTATTCAAAACCTATTGTTTAATGCACTGCAAAGTGGTTTAGCTTGGGCAATGTTTGATGATGATGAAGATGATGAAGAGTTAACAGAAGCTAACAAAGAGCAAAAACTAGAAAGAGCTTTAAATGGTGCTATTGATTCTCAGTTAAAAGGTCTTGGTATTCAAGGCGCGGTTATTGCTGGTGTTAAAAACGCTTTATTGACTATAGCTGAGCAAACAGATAAAAAGTCGCCTAAGTTCGAAGAAGCTCTTGATGATTTACTTTCTATAGCTCCAGCTCTTGGATCTAAAATTAGAAAATTAAAATCAGCTGCTAGAACTGTTTCTTGGAATGGTAAAGAAATAAAAGAAAAAGGTTTCAGTATGGACAATCCAGCTTACCTAGCAGGTGCTCAAACAATATCAGCCGTATTCAATATACCGCTAGATAGAGCTGTTATGAAAATGAACAATATGCGTAACATACTAAATCCTGCTACTGAAAACTGGCAAAAAGTTGCGCTAGCTTTAGGTTGGTCTACTTGGGATATTGGACTACCTTATTTTGGTTTAGCTGAAGACAAGCCAGTGTTAACTGAAACTGAAAAGCAAACTAAAAAACTATTTGATCTTAATAAGTCTGATCAAGTTAAGATGCTATTGGACTTAGGTTTAACTAAGAAAGAAATTAGAGCATTAACTAAAGAAGACCAAAGAGTTGATCAAATTATAAAATTACAAAATAAAAAGAAAGATGGCAAATAGTCCTTTGTACGGTAAAATAAGTTCAGCTTGTAAAGCTGCTGCAAAAAGAAAATTTAAGGTTTGGCCTAGTGCTTATGCTTCAGGTTGGGGTGTAAGATGTACTAAAGCTGGTGGACCGCAAAACTACGGTAATAAAAAAAAATAATGGCTTATATACAACCAGGAAATACACCACTGCACAAAGCTAAAGGTGGTGGTACACGTAAAGTATGTTTACCCGCTGCAAAAGTAAGATCGATGAGTAAAGAAGCTAAAGAAAAAGTTATCCGCGCTAAAGAATCTGCCGCTGCGCAGGGTAAAAGAGAAAGATCAACTAAATCAGAGGTCAAAGGTGCTCGTAAAAAAGGCGCTACATTACGTGACTGGTTTGAAAAAGAAAATTGGATTAATGTAAAAACAGGAGAGCCTTGCGGCAAATAAAAATAAAAATGAATATATCAGACATTAAACTATACGCTATGAACGTAGGAACTCTAAGCGTAACAACATTTACACAGATAGAAGATAGCTTGAAAATACTATTACTTCTTATAACAATTGGTTACACTTTGTCTAAATGGATAAATATTAAAAAAAAATAATTAATGAAAGAGTTGAGTGAAGACACCATATTCAATGTCAATGTAAAAACAATTATAGCAATATGCGCTGGACTATTATCTATAGCTGGTGTTTATTTTACATTGATAGCTCAAATTCAACAACTAGAAATAAATCTAATGCGAATGGAGTCTGAGCTTGATATGAATTCAGAGTTCCGTGTTAAATGGCCTAGAGGTGAAATGGGTGCTTTACCGGATGATGCTGAGCAAAATCTAAGGTTGATATATTTAGAAAAATACCAAGAAAAAGCTATAAACGATTTAGAAAATATTAAACTAAAAGTAAAAGAATTAGAAGGTTGTTTAAGCGAAATAAATTAATAAATGAGGGATATAAATAAAATAATATTACATTGTTCTGCTACTCCTGAAGGTACAAATATATCTGCAAACACAATAGATCAATGGCATAAAAAAAGAGGTTGGTCTGGTATTGGCTACCATTATGTAGTTAAGATTGATGGAACAATCGAATATGGTAGAGATATAACAAAAACAGGTGCTCACGTTAAAGGTCATAACACAGGAAGTATAGGTATTTGTTATATAGGAGGTTGTGATTTACATATGAATCCTAAAGATACTAGAACAGCAGAACAAAAAGAAAGTTTATTACTTTTAATTAAAACACTAAAAAAACTGCATTGTAATGCTACAATACATGGTCACAACGAGTTTTCAGCTAAAGCTTGCCCTTGTTTCGACGTTAATAAAGAATATTGTAATATATGAAAACACCATTTAACATTAAAGAAGAAGCTTACGAGAAGCAAAATAGAAAAATGCGTAAAGAGTATAAATCTGAAACTGGTAAGACTTTAGGAAAAAGACTAACTAAAGGTGTTAGTAAAAGAAGAGTATCATTTGCTTGTAGATTTGCTGGTATGGCAGGTGCAATGAAAGATGCTAAAGGCGAACCAACAAAGAAAGCAATGGCTTTAAAAAAATGGGGATTTGGTAGTGTAGAAGCTGCTAGAAACTTTTGTCAAAAAAATAAATCTAAAAAATAAAAAAACAATGAACAAACCATTCACATCAAAACATTGTAGCCCAATAAGCTATGGTACACCACTAGAAAAGAAAAGTTGCGCTAACTACGGATCACCGTTGGATCAAAAAATGAAACCTGGAAATGTAGGTTATTATGATCCAGAGTTTGAACCGCACCCTTCTGAAAAACTTCCAACTCGTCCAGAAAATCAAGCTGAAATAGACGCTGCTAAATTTAGTCGTGATCGCGCTTCTAATCTTACTAAAGATATGATTAAAATGCCGGCAGGAGCAGATAGAACAAATCTTGCTGGTCAAATTTATAAAATTAGAAAACAAAGTCTTGATGCTGATGCTAGAATGCGTAAGCAAAAAAGAAAAGACTACAAAACAATTTTAAAAGCTGGAGAAACTATTGGTAAATCTTTAAAAAGATAATTATGGGAAAGTTTTTTATAAAAATCGGAAACAAATTAGTTGCATTTAACGAATATTTAAAAGGTAAATGGAACTCGTTACTATATAAATTAATGTTTAAAAAGGAACAAAAATAACTGGGCGTACCATACCCAAAAGTTCCTGTAACCAAGAAAGGGGTCCACATTGCGTGAACCCCTTTTTTAATTATCCATCACAAGCAGCGCACTCAGGATCCATAGCTTGTTGTGCTATATCTCCACGAAGCACTGACTCTGTCCTCGTGTAATATAAAGTTTTAATGCCATTTTTCCAAGCTTGCATATGGACTTGATTTATCCATTTTGGTGTTGCTACACTAGGAAATGCTAGATTTAAACTTACTGCTTGATCAATGTACTGCTGTCGTATACCAGCTTGATTAACTAATTCTAATTGATTAATCTCCTTAAACGTCTTAAATACTTCTTTCGCAGGGATTTCGTGTGTGCCAACAACAACCCCATCAAGCTCAGATAAACCCTGAACGCTACCACCATCTGCGAGTATTTTATCCCAAGTTTCATTTGTATTAATTTTAAGTTTTCTTAATAGTTTTAATAACGTAGGATTTTTACGTATAAAAGTACCTTTAGCTGACTGCTCTGTGAATACATTGGCAGCCCAAGGTTCTATTCCTGGCGAAATGTTCCCGCTAAGCTTTGAATTACTAACAGTGGGAGCAATAGCACGCAAGTGAGTATTACGCATACCAGTGCCAACACACCACAAAGGCTCGCCATAAATTTCAGCAAGATCTCTGGAAGCTCTTTCGCTTTCGATTTTAATCTGCGAAAAAATCTTCCTAGTTTCAAACTGAGAGAGTAAACCTTCGAAAGGAAGGCCTTTCTCTTGGAGATATGTATGCCATCCGAGTACTCCCAGACCCAATGCTCTCCCCTTTTGTGCAGATCGAACAGAGTTTTCGAAACCCCGTAATCCCTTGGCTCTTTGAATAAATTCTTCCATAACGCCGTCAAGAAAGAACGTGGCGTCATATATAAGGTTAGTACCTTTCCATTCTTCATATTTTGCTAAGTTTAATGATGATAAGCAGCAGACAAAGCTGTGATTCTCATCTGTGTGTAAAGTAATTTCTGAACATATGTTTGTCATATGTACTTTTAACCCGTTTTGTTTATACGCTTTTGGATTTCTTTTGTTAGTGTTTCCCTTAAATAATACATACGGTTCTCCAGTTGCTTTTCGTTTTCTAAGTAGTTTACTCCATCTAGTCCTAGCTTCTGCATCTCCTTGTTCAAGACGTCGCATGAACTTATCACCAATAACTGCGCATTGATGTAAATTAAGCGATTGTCTATTGACGT